GGCGCACCCGCGTAGTTCCGAGAACTTCTTTCTTACGAAAGAAGGAGGAACACGGGGAGAGAGGAGGGGGAGTTACCCCCCCGACCCTCCACCGAATGGGAGAGGTTGACCTTCGTCAACATCACCACCATAGCGGCACCCCCAAGGCCATCTGTCTCTCCACGTAAAGCACGAAGGCAAGCAACGCGTCGCCTAGACGCCCCTGGCTCATCGCCAAGAACACCTAGGCTAACGCGCTTACCTGCGTGCAGAACGTGAAGACGCAGCGCGGCGTCCCTTACGAGTATCACACTCGGAAAGGATGCCGGACTTTCTGCCAAGCTGAGTGAGCAAGACCTGATACAATTCGTACCTGGCCATACTCTCTTGCGAATCAAAGAAACCCCAGTTATACCAGGGGTCTTTGACTCTAAAGCTTGGGATCATTTGCGGATTTGGATCATAAGAGGTGATGTCCCTAGGTCTTGAATCTAAGGGCATCATCTTCGAAAGATCATTTCCAGATTCATTTCGATTGGCTGAGGAATTCTCCATCAGCCAGATAAAGTAGTTAACTCTATCCTTCTCCGATTGGGGAAGCTTCGAAATGAGTCTCTGGGGATTCCAAGTCACTAGCTTACATCCGTCTCGGAACAAGAATCCTCTTCCGTCTTTTGAACGGAGAGGTCTCTTTTCGAGATGATAGTTGCTAGGATGGTGGGTAAACACCTCACCAGAATCTCCAGAACCAAAGCAAACAGATTGCTGAACATTGAACGACTCCTTACCAAGAGTAACACAGCACGAAAGGAACTTCCTTAAGAGGAAGGACCTTACGCGCGTGTAACCCTTTGCGTAGAGGTCGTTCATATACGCAATCGTGCGTGCATGTGTTTGGAAATCGAGAGGGGCCGAACCGTCATAGTCAAAGGAAAAATCCTTTAACCGGAGCGGTGTGATTTCGACCCCACGCCAAGCCTCCATACCACAGGACTCACGGTAATCCCCGTTCGCATAAGATTTATCCGAATTAACGGTAAATCCACAGCTTACGAGGTTCTCCATGACGTCCGAAGCATGGGGGGATGGGCAAATGATGTCGTCACCGAAGACTTGGAAATCTCCCATTTCTGGGAGAAATCCGAATTTTCGGAAGACCGTCGCCAGCGTGATGCCAGCAAAGATCAAGCATTCGACAGGAAAACAACAAGCAGACCCCATCGGGGCGAACTTGTTGAGCTCCAGACGCTCGTTCTCAACGAGCGTATGCGTTGATCTCGTGGCTAGAAGCCACCGACACAGAGAAGACGTGCCGAAGACATCACGGACGATCTGACGCGTTATCGAGTCAGAAGCTGAAGAAAGATCTATCGTTGCCAAGGATCCATCACGAGATCCACGACGAGC